ACTGGGGCTTTAGTATTATTTTCCATTATTGTTAAATTAAATTATTGATACAAAAATAAGAAAAGAGTAGCCGCAAAATGCGACTACTCGATTCTAAAAATTATGATACAGCAGTAACAGTAATACTCTGAAGAGATGTAATCGCAACAGGAGTAGCAGCATTTGGCTGAATAGACAAGAATTCCCCAGCGAAATTATCAGCAATGACAATAATAGTATCATTACCAAAAGCAATTTCATTTAGAATAGCTTGAATCACTTCTTTATGCTTATTCTCTGTAATATTCAAGAGAACTTTATCGTGATTAGTTCCTCCAGTGCTTTCTAGCATTGGAGTAAACATCAACTCTAGTTGAGTTTTTGTAGTTGGATTTGTAAAACCAACAAGCTTAGAAACTGGATAGCAAGCCAAATCATTAGCTGCATCAAAGTCAGTACCTGCTGCTTGTTCTGTGAAGTACAAAAACTTTTCTTTTGATGGTACGTTCATTTTTTTACTTTTTAAAAATTTTATAAATAAGTTAAATAGCAAGAGGCTCAATGAAGAACCCCTTGCTTTATTAGTTTACGACTTAAGAACAACGTGTTGGTTAGCAGCACGAGTGATCAAGTTACACTCTGAACGGTAGTGGAACTTAGCTAAGTCATCACCATCAGTAGAGTATCCAAGAACACCACCACCAGTTACCCAGTGTTCCATTTCACGAGAGTATCCGTTAGCAGCCTTGTAGTTCATTTCAAGAGCTGGAGCTTTAACACCAGTTTTAGCATCAGCAACTTGAGTCATTGGAACCATAGCTCCTTTGTACAACGGAGTACCAAACGCACCCAACAAAGTAGGATCGTTCAATAGTTTCCAATCATGCTTGTGGAAAGTATATCCACCACGAGTAAATGATTTGAATCCAAGTTGAACAGCCATGTCTGGAGAGTTTTGGAAAGCACCGAACTGACCTGGAAGACCAGCAGTAACAGATGTAGCAATACCAGAAGCAACCATGTCATCCATGTTCAATGAAGTCTGAGTGTTCACATACATTGCGTACTCAGATGGAGCACCTTGCTTGTCAAGAAGCAAAATGATGCTGTCGATATCATTCATAGAATCGAAGTCACCAGTTGTAGTAATACCTCTGTTTTCAACAGCATTGAAGTAACCTTCAGAACCAGTTACCTGATCATTAGTTCCTCCAGCTAATTGAACACCTTGGTCGTTAGTCAATTCTCTTTCAGCAAGCAACATCATCATCTCACGTTGGTTCATAAAGCGCTTACGAGTATCCATCTCACCTCTAACATACCAACGGTAGTCTCCGTTACCTGTATTGATCCATCCAATATTAGTAGCTTGAGAACCATTTACTTGGTAAGTTTCTTTAGTGATTAAGAAATCGTTTGTTCTTTTCTGAACATCATTCTGATAGAAAGAAGTTGGTTGTGATGTACCTTGAGAGTAGATATTACCAATAACGATAATTTTCTTTCCTACAGTAGTTTCAGCAGTAGTGTCTTCTCCATCTAGTCTTTTTACAAGAACTTCATCGTTACCAGCATCAAAGCCTGTAACAACAAGACGCTGACCACCTTCAGTCAAAAGAACGTCATTTAATCTAACAGGCTCAGCACCTGTTGAAAAAGCACCTACATGAAGCTCAGCTTCAGCAGCAGCAGTAAGACCAGCACCTTCAGTAGTAAGTACTTTGTGAAGTCTTCCTTCTTCCCAGTATTGAACTTGGTCGTTAGTACCAGCATTCTTTACAGCTCCAGTCAACTCCAAGAAACCTGTGATACCTTGATCTCCATAAGTCTGGATAAGCAAGTCACGATTATCATCTTTGTTATACTCAAGAAGAGTATTCAAGGAGATATATTTATCTGGGCTTGTTTTTAATAGGGCAGCGATTTCACTCCCTGTCCCTTGATTAGCAGTAATAGCCATTTTTTTATGTGTTTAAAGCGTTATAATTTAAAAGTCATTGCATCGCCTCCACCAAGTGCTTGCCTAAGCTGTTCACTTAACGGATTTGATTGTTGTGGAAAACCACCTTGACCTGGAGACTTAGTATTGACGTTAGCTGCTTTATCTACGATGCCTCGTTGTCCGTCACTCATACCTTGTTGGTATACTGACTTAACAATCATTTCGATATTATCGACAACGGCTCTGTGCATATTAAGCTTGTCAAAGTCCCAACTTCCATCCTCGTGCACATAAGGATCAAAGTACTCATCAAGATGAGAATTCTTCTCTGCTAGTTGATTTTTGTAATTGTCAGATAAACCAAGAGTAAACTTGTTTCCATTTCCAAGATCGAAGTCGATCCCTTCCAAAGAGTCAAGCTCTTGCCTCATCTCACCATACCATTCATCATCAAACAAAGATTCTGGTTCTTGAGTGCGATTAACTTCTGGGGCTTTATATTGAGTTCTAAATTTATCAACATTTTGCCTTGCATTAGTCGCATCAATTTTAAGTTGCAGCTTAGAAAGATTAATTTCTTCTTCACTATAAATATCTTCATCAACCTTATACTTAGAGTTGAGAAGAGTCGAGATTTCTGTCTGAGATAGGTTAGGGTAATCTAAAGCCATTTGAACTTGCACAGCTGTCAAGTCATCCATTTCGGATGGGTTTAAACGCTGATACATGAACCAGTCTTCTGGATCCCTTCCAGTCTCTTCAACAAAACTCGCTATAGCCGAAATCCTTTCATCTAGCTCTCCTTGTTGCTGGGTAGCATTGATATCATCGAGGCTATTAAGCTCTGACCCAAGCCTTTCGCTTAAGTATTCGAGAACACTAGACTCTAGTTCTTCATCACTAAACCCATTATCTTCAGTAACATCATCAGACTGGAAGTCATCAGTTGTTACGTTAAATCTATTTTCTTGTTCCAAGGCAGGTTCTTGAACTGCATCCTGTGTTACAGTTTCATTCGTATCTACCGTTGGTTCTTCTGTAGTATCTATTGTTGGTTCTACTACAGGTTCTGCACTAGGCTGCTCTTGATTTTGAGCCATAGAGGCAGCCACCTCTTCTTCAGTCGCAAAGGACCAAGAAGGCGTGCTTGTTTCTTCAGCTTGCGCTGTATTATTATTTTCTTCCATTGTATTTAATTATTATTTATTTTCTTATCGTGCGTAAGCAAAGCAGCTGATGGATGAGTCTCCTTGAATCTTATAAAACTTACCCTCAATAACATCACCAGCAACCATCACCACATTAATGAATAGTGTGTGCTTCTCATAACATCCGTCACCCAGTGCAACAGCCTCTGCCTTATCTGTGAAAGCAACTCCAGTTTCTGGGTTTGTATAAACCTGTGCAGCTGCATCGTCAGCTAACCCACTAACATCAACAAATTCAGCGACTCCCCCAAACACTCTAAGGTTTCCAGCTACAGTACACACTACTTTACGAAAATGCGTGGCTCCAGTGGCTGGAGTTGGTAGGAAAGCGTTAGTACCGCTTATAAGATAAAGTCTGTTTTCTAGATTTTCTGATGGATGTGCCATAGTCTTATGCTTCGTAGAATAATGCGTACTCGATTGTCAATCCTGCGCTAGTATCGATATCAATATCGTTAGTTCCATCCCAAGGTAGGAAAGCCCACTCTCCAGCGTATAATCTACCTACAGCTGTATTTGATGATCCAAGCTCTATGTTAATAAACTCACCAACAGTTGTTGAAGCGTTTTTAATGTAGAGCTTATGAGCTTTATTGTCTGAGTAGTCAGCAGCAGCAAATAAGTTATCTGCTGTAGTAGCAGCAGCATAAATTTTTCGTGATACACCATTGACTTGATCAAGGCTATCACTCGCACCTGCTTTATTAAGCTTAGCCGTAACAGTTAACGCAAGGGCGTCATTGATTAAGTTAGGGCTTGCCAACGTAATAGATGCGGTAACGTTAGGGGTTTTTGATAGTGCCATTTCTTTTCTTAGTTATTTATTTGCAAATATAAAGACTTTTTCGTATGCGTATTTTACTTCTTCTTAGCTCTAATCTTAGCAGCTTCCTTTTTACCAAAGTCACTTTTTACCCTAGCCATAGCCCAAGCATGCTGAGAGACTTTAGGTCTGTTACCAGAAGACATATAAGCAGCAAGACCTCTACGGTAAACTTCTTTTTGAGCAGCACTTAAGTTGCTGAAAGCCTTACCCTTTTTGGCTTTGCCACCTTTCTTATATTTCTTTACAGCCTTCATTGTTATAATCCTAATTCTTTTCTAGCAATAGCTGCTTGCTTAGGATCTTTAAGGATAGCTTTTAGCATAGCGCCTTTTTCAGCATATACTTTACCTCCATAAGCATAAGTAGGCATCTCGCCTCCTTTCATGTAGGCAGAAGCTCTTTTACGAAGAACCTTAGATTTTTCTTTTAACTCTTTTGCTTTCTTCCCTTTTGCCTCAGCTCTCACTTGCATGCCTTGACCTAACTCTTCAGCATTAGCACCTTCTTGTTCTTTCATGCCTTCGCCTTTTGCATAAAGATCTTGAGCTCTAGACATTTTTCTCTCAGCTCTTTTATCTTTTTTATCTGCTCTCTTAAGCAGTCTTTTCTTTTTACCTTTTACAGCTTTCATATTGCGTCTCTTTGTTTCATTAATTTTTTAAGCCTCGCAGCAACTGCTGGAGGGAAGCCTTTCTTTTTTCTTTTTTCTTTTGTACCCCTATGCTTTTTGTATATGTCTGAAATCTCAGCCATAAGCTTCTTGCGCTTCTCTACATCAGAGCTGCCTTTAGTATACTTAGGGTTGAACTTCATCTTAGCCATTAGTGACTAGCAAGTTTAAACTTAGCTTTCCTTACAGCTTTATCATGAGGCTTGTACTCACCTTTCATAAGATAGTATCTACCTTTGTCAAGCATCCAGTGATGTCCCTTAGGAGCATCAATAGCAACCTCTTGATTAGTTATTTTAAGAATGCTTTTTTCTTTTTTCTTAGCTTTCATATTATTTTTTGTTATTGCCAGTTATGGCATCAGCAACATCTTTAAGTTCTTTCTTAACTTTCTTAGCTTTTTTCTTTAGCTCATTAGCAGCAGAGTCAACTGCATCTGGAACAAAGTTCTTATCCTCGTCTTTTATTTCACCTTTGTGTAACATTACAAAGTAATACACTACTATCGATACTATAGACAAAAGCACTATACCTACTAAAAACATAATTGGTTTCATTGCATTTGATTTTTTGCGAGTAATAACTTAATCTCTTGTACTGCCTCAATCAAGGTTTTAAGATCCTCTTTGAACCCTCTGTTATCTTGTTCTAAAGAATTAACTTTAGCTTCTAGTTTAGAATAATCAATTCTATGTTTCACCCAAGTTGCAACAAGAGCTCCAATTATCATGATTATTTCATACTGAGTTAAATCCATGTTCATTTTACCACTTCACTTTATTTGCCCAATATGCGGCAGACATTTTTCCTTTCTTAATATTTTTTCTGTGTCTAGCTTTAAAAGAAGCTCTCTTCTTTTTCATTCTGTCAGACTCACCTGCTTTAGGTTTACCAGCAGTGCTAGCTCCTTGTTGACCAAAACGAATCAGTCTTACTTTCTCACCTTCCTTAGCCAAAACTATATGAGACTTCTTTGGGTGACCAGAAGTCCTTTTTGGTTTATTCACACCAGAAAGATTGTGCTTTTTCAGTAAGTTTTTAATTCTTTTTCTGGATTTCATAAAAGCAAAGATAATTAATAAACACCTTGGCTATTTAATGATGTATTTCTGAGCGTAATGCCTATGTACTCTATTCTTCTGCAAGGTATCCCTCTTAGTTGTCTTTTCTATTCCGTCAAAGCTTTCATACTCCCATACGCTATAAATTGTCACGCTATCTGGAGGTATATCTACAAATACTTTTACAGTATCGTAAACAAAGATATTGGTCACTTGCTCTAGTTCAACCACTCGCACAACCATTGAGTCCCTTTCTTTTATTACCTCCCTAACCACAGTCTCTGTTCTATCCATAATGTTATTGATAGTTTCTTCTATCTCAATAACTATGGTGTCAATCTTAGTCTTGGTTATTGTGGTGGTTACTGTGTCTCGAATGGTCTCATACCTGTACTGCGGAGGAGGATCTACTATGTCAACTTCATTATTGCAGTTACGAATGAGTAGTGTACAAATAACAACTACTACGGCTATAGCTATTATATATTTATTATTTACCTGCAAGCTCATTAAGTATTTCAAGTCTTGCAGCAGTCCTAGCTAGGATGCTATCACTCTTGTGTAATCGCATAGAAAGCTGTTCTATCTTACCTTCTAAATAAATTGTGCGTTTAGAGCATGCCTCTATCTGGCTAGTGTAGTTCATCCTGTTGTCAATGTACAGATATCCAACTGCTAGTGTCACTAAAAAGAACACTGCCATTGTAGGATTCTTTACAAACTGCTCGAAGGTAATCGGAGCTTTCATTACTTAGATCTCTCAGCTTTTAGTAGTAGTTTGATTTTACCGTCTCTTTCTTTTATCGCTGTGATGTAAACAGTCTCACAGGATAATGACATCTGAGCAGTCTCACCAAACTCTATATCCCATTCTACTTCTGTAGCACGGCTGGTAGCATGGTAATCAGTAACAGTAGCTCTTCTTATGGATGTATTATTACAACCTACAAAAAGGACAAAAAGGACGCAAAGTGCAGTTATTGCATTTTTCATTTATCATAGTTCTGGCTTAATAGTTAGTATAAATCAGAGAACTTATCCTTAACTGTAAAGCTAGGACAAGCCTTTGATGAAAATTCGTTGTGACCATGTATAGTTATATCTTCTCCAAACAAAGTTCTAATAGAAACAACAAGTTTTCTGAAAGCATCTTCCTGTTCTGGAGTCATAGTGTCTTTTGGTTTGAGGTCAGCATCTACACCACCAACATAACAGATACCGATAGTATCTTTGTTGTGACCTCTAACATGAGCACCCTGCTTGTCTATTGGTCTACCAATGCCTATGCATCCATCTAGACTGATGAGGTAGTGATACCCTATATCAGACCAACCTTTTGCTGTGTGCCAGCTTCTTATAGTATCTACAGAATACTCTTTACCTTCTACAGTGGCTGAACAGTGCAATACGATTCTGTTTATATCTCTCATAATTAAATACCTATTTGCCCCTTGAACAGATAATTGACATACTCTGTAAGGATGTTAACTCTTTCAAGTAGCTCCTCATTAGTTGCATCAGCATCTAATAATTCTATGTCTTCCCAAGTATCGGGATTTGTGTTTATTTCTTTTTTCATATTATTAGCTGAATGTGACTATAATGGAACAGGCGATATCTTCCCTCACTGAGTATGATGGATTTTTTATTGCTAAGAAAATGTAATCGCCTTCATTTATTGTTAATCCCGTAGCACTAAAACTAAGTGGTTTCATTTCATCACTTTGGTTATACGATACAGTATGTGTTGAACCTTGTTGCGTGGCGGTAAAAGCTCCCGTTCCTCCAGCATTAGTTCCTTTCCAAAGAGAAAATTCAATCGAGATAGAATTGGAAGTTAACATACTACCAGCAATACCTTTTACACTAATCTCTGTATAATCATTAATAGCTACCATCGCTGATACAAGGTCATAGTAAGGAACCACCATATTACCATCATTAAGATTCCAAACAATATAATTCCACCCGTATCTTCGATTACCATAAAAGTAATTACCATTGGTTAGTTGTGTTTCAAAACTTAAATTAAAGCTTTGTGGTAAGGTTTTAAAGGATAAATTACCACTCCCGTCTGTAGTTAATACTTGATTAGCATTACCGTCTGTATTAGGAAGAGTAAGAGTATAACTAGCACCTGCACTGTGAGGTGGGGATGCAATCTTTACACCATGACTATTATTAGAGCAATTAAGTTGTAATGTTCCAACAGCACCATTGGTAGTTCCATCACCTTTAATCTCTACAACACCTGTGCCGTTAGGATTTAATTTTACATTACCATTAGAAGTACTTGTAGTTATCTCATTAGCTTGAACATCTAGATTACCGCCTAGCTGTGGTGTAACATCTTCAACAATGTTAGATAAACCACCAGCAGCAGCAGCCTCTAAAGAAATTTTTCCTGTACTATTATCATACGTAAGAATATAATTATCTTGACCTGCACCAACAGTCTGATCTGCATCAAACTTAAAGTTTCCTAGCAACACATCACCTGTTCCGTTTGGTTCGATGTCAATATTACCGTTAGAAGTAGATACAATTTTATTTCCATTTACATCTAAGTTACCACCTAGTTGAGGAGAAGTATCTGCAACTAGACTAGCTAGCCCACCACCAGAGCCATCAGCACCAGCAGGACCCTGTGGTCCAATAAGACCAGCAATAGGTGCTGCACTTATAGATATAGCTGAGGGTGGATTTATTTTTATAGTTATTGCCATATTATTCGTTAGATGTTGTTATGTCTTCATTGACTTTAAATAAACCAAACAAGAAAGTTTTAGTCACATCAGAAAAATCATTTTGTATATCGTAAACATACATTCCAGATTGAACATTTGCCATATTATCATCACTAATAGTGATTGTTAACTTAGCATTTGTGACGCCGCTTGAATTATCTGAAACAGTAAAAGTTATAGCACCCTCATCTATTATTAGATCTTCTTCAGACGTATCTGTTTCTCTAACATGCATCAACCATTCAGTAGTATTAATTGTTTCACCAAAGTCAAGCTCTAATTGAAATGTATCTCCTTTTCTACAAGTTATGTCAAGTCTTGCCGCTGTATCTAAATTAATAGCTGCCATTATCTTATTGTATTAATTGGTCTATAATCTGATCTAATTCTCCAGACTGCTCACTATCATCAGATTGAACTTCTGGTATCTCCCCTCTCTCACCTTTTCTCTGAGAGATAAGCTTTGATTGCTTAGCTGCTTGCTTATCAACTCTCTTGTCTTTTCTGTCTTCTTTAAGAACCTCAAGCTTCTCTTTGAACTCTTCTCCTTCAGATCTCATACCTAGTAGTGCTTGAGCCTTAAGCATCTCAATCTCTTTTCTCATTTCATGCTCTGCTTGCTTTATCTGTATCTCCATCTGAGATTCAAGCTGCATCATTTGAGACTTGATCTGAGCTTCCATCTGCATCTCTTGCATTCTAGCTTGAGAACTTGCTGCTGCAGATTGCTGTTGAATCTGCGCTTGCATCTGAGAGTTCTGCATAGCTATCTGCTGATTCGTGGACATGCGCTTTTTCCTTTTAACAATCAAAAGCCTTTGAGCTTGATTTATGTCTTTAAGCTGTCGAATAGCAATTGCATCTTCAAGGTCAAGTTCTTTCTGAGCAAGTGATACTTGTATGTTCTGCTCTAGAAGAATTTTATCTTGCTCTTCCATTTCTTTTCTTACTGTAACACCAAAGTTATACAGAGGTAGATCACTAAAAGATGTAATTAAAGAAGTGTTCTCCTTCCCTATTGCATTCTCGTATGCTCTATAAAGGATAGACTCCCTAGGCATTACTTGCAAGCACTTAACTATATCAGAAGATACTTTCTTGAACAGCACCATAGAGGCATTGGTAATGTCATATATAGCATTATTACCAGCAGCAATAGCTTGCTGTTGAACACCTACAAGAGTATCTCCTTTAGGCGTACTACCATCCATCATCTCGTTAATGCCAGTAGTATCTCTGATCAATCTTAAGTAGTGATTGTAAAGAGCAATAAACTCATTAATGTTTCTTATTGAGTTACCAATCTCACGAATAGGAGGGTTCTGGAATCCTCCCTCTGGATTCTTACTTCTATAGTAGAATACACCAGTCTGCTCATAAATATCTTGGAGGTCAAGAGGTTGTAACTCACCACCTTTACCTAGCTGTACATTCTCTAACCCTTCGATATCAATAATCAATCCATCTGGCTTAGCCTTAGCAATAGCTTGTTGTATCTTCAAGTGAGTCAACTGCAACTGATCGGCAAAACCAATACAGCTATCAACCATTGACTTAGGTATCATGTCAACAAGGTTAGTAGCTACTGGGAAGTAAGAAAGGTTTACTCTTGAAAGATCATGAATGTTCTTAGGTAGGTTTGACTTAAGCTCATAGTTTAAGATCTTCTTAGAGTTTATAATGTATGTACCTCCATACACAACCTCGTTTTCCATCTTAGAAACCTCTCTTTCGTAAACAGAGTTTTCTGGTTTCTTGTAGCTATCACCCTTAAAGTAAAATCCTACATTCCCATACTTGCTTTCTTTAGATTCAAAATAGAGGCAGTCCACTGACTTGAACTCAAAGTCTAATATTTCAACCATGTACTCATCATAGCCGTATCTGTATCTTTGAGTTTTTTGATCATAACTGGTAGAAGAAAATCCAGTCATATCATATCCTTTTCTTTTAGCAGAAGACTTAGCTATTTCTTGCAAATCTTCTTCTTCTAATTGACCTGCAGAAAGCCTCCTTAACTCACTAATTGTAATGCTCTTAATGTGACCTGCATATATTAGATCGTTAAAATTAGGATCTTCTGTATAGCTGTGAATAAATTTATCTGGATCAATATACTCTTCAACAATACCATAGTTAGGGTCATTGCTTCTTTTTACAACACCCATACCATATCTCACAAGATCAAGAACTGCTCTTCTAAATATGTTGTCATCAAAATCATTCCATTCTAGAGTTAGATTTGTTGCAATCTGAGCAGCGATCTCTCCAGATGACTTGATGTTATTCTGGCTAAAGATCTCAGCTTCTTCTAGTGTCTCTGGTATGTTCTTAGTCTTAGCATCTCCCTCACCTAGCTTCTCAGCAATAGCAGCTGTTTTCTCTTTAGCTAGAATCTGCATCTCAACTTTTCTACGTTGCATATCTTTCTCTGAAGAAGAAAGGGGATCAACTGCTTCAAGATTTGGGTATGGCTTCTTAGAAAGTATCTTGTTAACTACAATCCTAACAAACTTAGGTAGTATTGGAACAGGAGTAAAGTCTAAGTTTAAAAAGCTACCATCACCATTATTAGGGTCTAGTGATGTTAGTAGCTGTGTATAAATAGTAGTATCTTGAGTTCCGTTAGCGTATAGCTTATTCCTATTAAAAACACTGTGTCTTTTTCTTAACAGAGAGTTTTCAGCTTCCATGTTTCCCCATTGATCCATGATTGCCTTAGCAAACTTTAATCCATAACTTTTAGACTTCTTAATATCTGCCGATACCAAAGGGTCTGGGAACCCATACTTTTTATTCTTTTGATAGCTATTCATGTCCTCGCAAATATAGTAAATCTATGAGTGGTAAGATTTAGGCTTAAACTTTCTAAAAAATTGTTTATCTGAAAAATTTGATCTACTCTCTTCTTTCACTTTAACCTTCTGTGCAGCTAAAAGGCATAAACCAGAACTAATGGTAAGGTCAAACTTAGTTCTTTTGTCTATCCTATAACCTATCCAGTCCTCAAGTGTTTTGTTAAAATACATATTACCAGGTTCACCAGTATCAATGTTGTCACCAACGTGGCTGTGTATGTAAGCTTCTATTGCCTGTGCATGAGACTGTATTACATCTACAGAGTTAGAAGGTATTCCTTTGGTTCTCACTGACTTAGATCCTGGAGCTTTTAAGTGATTTGGTCTATCCATAAGATAACCATCGAATCCTCTTTGCTCAAAGTACCTTACAATACCATACTTGTTGTTTTCTATCAATAGAGGGTAACCATAGTAAACAGCAGCCATTAATACATCTTCATAGAATATACTAGCGAGGTCTGGACGAGAAGCATATTCAAGTACAAACATATTGCTAGGTGCATGCATGTTGAACTTATTGTACATGTGAAGCGCACCTTTAGATCCTCTATTATCTAGAGTCTGGTCAAGGTCGTAACTATCCACACCCCCTACGCCAATGTGAGGATTACCAGGAAAGATCTTACCTCTATTGTCTACAATTTTATTTCTGTCTTCTGGTTTTGGCATCCATGATATTCTGAACCTACCATTTGATGTTGGAGAGAAAACAACCTCTTTATCTTTTTCTTTCCAAATAAAGTTACCCTTGACAACTGGGTTGGGGTACATGTTATTGTTGTAGTCTATCTGTTCATATATCTTACCTACATTAAACAGACTAGACTCAATACTATCACGGAATGCTTCTTCAATGGTCCATGGGAACTGACGTATGATCTCATTCAACTCTGAGTGTCTACCTTTGAGTGAAGCCCTTTCGTTCTTGAGGTAAGTCTTACTGCCTATCTCTATCATCTCACCGTCAATACCCATGACTGGAGAGGCTGGATCATCTTCAATACAATTACCATATACGTCAAAGAATCCCTCTAGTGCTTCATAGGCTGGGATGAAGATACTATATAACCCACTCTTGGTTCTACCGTTTTCGTTTCTATCTTTTGGATCTGAGTCATAATACAGAACCCTGTACTCCTCACCACCCTTATCCATTGGGTTTACTGTACTACCGACATACGCCTTACCAATAATCTTCCTACCAACGATAAGACATGTCTTCTCTATCCTCCAGGCTTCATTAATATCAGCTGGCTTCTCCCATTTTCCAGACTCATCTAAATATAGTCTATGGGTTTTCTCACCATCGTATGCGTTGTTTACAGTGTTCTTCCAGTTTATAATAGTATTGAGGGCATCGCCTCGTCTAGTTACTTTGTTGTTCTTAGTAATACGCTTTGATGGTTCACGGAATGCCAGCTCCATCCTGGGATTTGTAGTACCATCTTGAATAGGCTTGAAGAAGAAAGGGTATGCGCTAAACACTGGAACCACTTTCTTCATGAATATATTCTCCTGTGCATCTTTACCAGTCTTAGACTGTATACCTAAAAGCTTTTCTTTCACTTGGGTAGCCTCATCAACAAGAACAGAGCTGATCATATTAGTATATCCAGAACGTCTGCACTTAACGAAGTTCTGACCTAGACACCTAGGATCTACTTCACAAGCATGCATGTGTAAAAATAGTTTTCTCTGGAATACAAAGTAGTAAGGGTAACCTACGTCAAACTTACTCCACTGCAATATCATGTAGTGCCTACCAGTTATATATGTAGGTTCTCCGTTATTATAAAACCACACCCCATACTTTCTACGCTTGAACTCTTGGTCAATGTAAGGAGTATACTTCTCTCTAAACTCTCTAGGAGATTCGTACCACTCATCCATACTCCTAATAGATTTAAG